TATTGATAAGCGGGAATGACGGCTCAGAATCCTTAAGATCACCTTCTCTTATAAGGATTGACTGGGTAAGCTCATTCTTATCCTTGTGCGCTGCAAGGTAGTTATTGATGATTGAATAGCCCATAATAGCCGAGCTATCTGAACCAAGCTTTGCATACCATGTATCACCGAAGTATGTAGGATCATACTGCTGTGAGAACCAGTCATAGTTGATATAAGAGAATAGTTCTCCGTCTTGACCTTCGCCGTAATCGGGATTTCCAGATACAAAAAGTCTATCGTTTGCACCATTAACCCCAAACATTGCGCCTATCTGGCAGTGCTTTATCCTGTCTGCATATCCTCTAACATTACGCCATACCTTAATCTTTACATTATCTTCACCGGTTAATGGAGATACTCCGGGGGCCGTGGCAAATGTTATGGTTCCGTTGGCGGCATTATAAGTAAAATCTGTGCCATAAGTCTTCTGAACCCATTCGCCCTGACTATTAAGAAGCCATACTTCCGGCCTAAAGTATGTTACACCGCCAAGAGTTACTACCGAATTTAGGTTTTTAAAACTCATCTGGAAGGTCTTAGCTGTGGCGTGGTCCTGAGTAACAACAAACTGCTCGATAAATGCAGGCTGCAATAAATTAAGCGGCTCATAATCTGTACCGCCGCCTTGAGGCTCTTTTGAGATTGTAAGAGTCGGTACATATGCAATATCTGAATAGCTTTGCCCGTTTGATAGTGTGGTGCTAAGGGGCTTAACTTCCTGCCCGTCATAGATATAAATATTTGATCCATCAAGTATTACAAGCTTTTGATTAAGCTGAAAACTTACGGATCTGTGTGAAGCCATTCCGGTATAGATAAGCTGATTTCCTATGTTCCCGTCAAGAAACATGATGTTAGCGTTTGTATCTTCCACCATCTCATTGAAGCTGTTATCTATCCACTCTGAACCCTGAATAGCATTAAGGTTATAGAGCTTATCCCCGGCATGGACTATAAGCGCATTTGTTATTGTGAACTTATGAACCCCGTATATATGCTCCTGATAATCACCAAAGAGCTTATACCCCATTCTCTTACGAACCTTACCCGGAACACTTCGGATCATGTTCTGACAGTTAGGTGACTTGGTATCATCTACGTTGGTAGAGTCTGATGTGAAGTCCGCGCCCAGAAAGGATTGGGATTCATACGAATATATAGTTGGTGATGCAGGTATCGAAAACTGCGCCATATATTACCACCCACTTTCTGAGGTGAACTCTTCTTTGTGCGGTGCGTTGCTATTCTGGGATAGGCGTTCAAAAGCCACCTCCCATTCATTTCTATAAACAGTCGAAATAGAGTTGTCATCGTCCTTATATAGCTGTGACGCCATGTACATGGGTAATAGCGTTGCAACTTCAGGATCAAGTGCCAGCTCATAATCATCTGGTGTATCCAAGGTTATGTGTGATGGATAAGCTTTGTAATATACCGTATATGTACCAGGTTCACTCCTTTGAAGTACAAGGGTCTTATCAGCTTCCTGATAGTAACTTGATACCTGCAGGTAATAAGGCTTATCAGGTCCTTCATAGTAAATCTCGTATAGCTGATAGAAGTCTTCAAGAAGTTTATTCATATGGTACTTGATGAACCTCTCATAGTCCGGCACATTGTTGTATACGGGATTTTCATTTTCATCATAGGTTACTTCAAATTTCTCAGCATATAGAGCTATATTTTTAACGTTTGTGGGGAATAGTGCTTCGACAACGACCGTAACAACATCGTTATCAGGGTTATCCAGTATTCGTTTAATAGAAGCATATTCTTTGTTGTTGACTTCTATTACTTCTTCATATAGCTGGACTTCATCTTCGCCTGTCTCTTCGTCATGTACTATATAAGGATAGGATATAGATACATTGGCATGACCTCTGACCTTAAGATACAAGCTATGACACCCTTTTGCAGAAAATGTCATGTTATGGCCTTCTCCCTGTATGTAATATTCCTTAAAACCTGCAGTATCACCTATAAGGTTAGCGTAAGGCTTAACATCTATCTCTAAGGTCTTTACGATGAACTTACCTGCAGTTGCAAGAAGCTGTAAGGCTTCGTTTGCAGCCTGCGGCATTGCATAGATATATTCAGCTGTAGATGAATCTGCCTGTATGGTTGTCCCGTTTGAAGAGAACATCTTTTGTAATGTTGCAAGCTTTATATCTTTCCATGTAGTCATTTTTGCTACCCCACAAGGATATCTTTCTTTTCCTGGTTACTTTTTGCTTTTTGCCGTTTTAGGCGCTTTTTTCGTAGTTTTTGCTTTGATACTTTCTTCTTTTTCATCTTTAGGTTCTGCCTTTTCTTCCGGCTCTTTATCAGGTGCAAGGTCCCACTCAAAGGAACTATCCGGGTGAATTAATGTGATAATTACTTTTCTTCCATCATCAAGAGTGACTATATCGCCAACTTTTCTATGCATTTGTTTTCTCCCATAAATGAAGGCGGCTACAAGTTGTAGCCGCCCCCACTCTTAAGATCATGAAATTGTTGTTCCGTATGCTGCTCCGCCCATGATCATGTGGCGCCAGTTGTAGAAACCTGCGCTCCAACGTGAGAAGCCGTTGTAAAGAAGGTTACGGGATTCTGTCTTAACTTCAGACTTAACATCAAGTCCAAGTCTGTTGTAGAACATCGTGCCCATAAGATCCTTATTAGCTTCAGAAGACATGATGATGTAAGGACGAGCTGCACCAGCTATCTGCCACAAATGATCAACAACAAGTGTCCACTTACCACGCTGTGTGTTGATATCATTGTAGTTTGTGCCAACTTCTCCATCGGATCCGATGATCTTTTTGATGGTATCTTCAAGATCAGGAACGTTGCCAGGAATAACGATTGTATCAGCGATTATACCCATAACATTACCGTTCTCATCTGTGAAGTTACGCATCTTGTTAGCCAGCACATTAAGCATCTGGGTATTTGATCCAAATGCGTTTGTGTAGATGTTTGACTGTGTTTTTGAAGGGTCTGAATGAAGCGGGTGAGCATTGTGGAAAAGGCTCATGCCGTCTGGTGCTGTAACATCAATACCAGTCTGAGTACCGAAGGTGATTGTGGTATTGTATGCAGATGATGAAGTCATAACAGACTTAGTAATGACATCTGTTATGTACTGTGCTCTTGTTCTCTTGTAGGACTTAACAAGGGATCTAGCACGAACTCTCATAAGATCAACGTTGTTATCATCTGCCAGCTCCTTTGAAAGAACTACGGACTTAGCAAATGAATAGTGCTGGATGATCTTATCATAACCCTCTTCAAGGGTATCTTCTGCTGCATTGGCGGACTCTGCCTTAACATCGAAGTTATCAAGACCTCCGATTGTTACGCCCTTTTCACCGAATCTCTTAGAAGACTTCTCGTTGGCAAGGGCCTTAACTATAGCATCATCCTGTGACTTGTTGGCATCTTCTTCTACGATGCACGCATCGAGCTGGTCTGACCACTCATTCCAGGTATCATCTCCGACATTACTTCTGATTACTACTGCCATAATGTGCTCCTATTCCGGTCATTATTTGCCGTGGGCACGTAATGACCTGTTATAAGTAGCTTTGAGTTCTTTCGCGTTTTTTTCCGGGAACATTTGCTGCCATCTGGATAGTTCCGCTGCAGGTATTTCAGCATCTTTACTATCACCGGCGCTTCCGCTCACTGTCTTCAAATGCGATTTGCTCTTAGCCTGATTGACTGCTGCTTGCTGCGCTGCCTGTGTTTTGTTTCCCATAAGCCTGTCAAAGTTCACAAGCTTATAAGCATCAGACAGTCTTACTCCCGGATGCTGCTGTACATAAGCAATTGCCTGACCGTATGAAGGGTCATTAATTATGTCCTCTTCAGAAGTTTTTGATGGATCCAGCTGCATAATGGTTCTCATGTCTTCAGCAACCATTGTCTGAACCTGCTGCTGTTGGAACTGCATCTGCATACGCTGTGCATTCTGAACCAGGGGACTATTAGCTATTGCCTTATCCAGCGCTTCAGGATCAACCCCGGCACTTTTAAGCTTTTCCTGCATCTGCATACGCTCCTGCGCCTGCATAGCCTGGATATACTCAGAAGCATTCCTTATGGGCTGACCTGTTACCGGGTTTTTGTACTTGCCGAACATTTGGGCGAACTGCTGATCGACCTGCG